CTAAAATGGGTGTTGCTAGTTATCCAGCCTCTGGTGGAGGTCTTTCCTCTGTAGTTAAATCAATGCAAACAGGTACAGCCTCATCTTCAGGCACTATTACCATTACAGCAGTAAACACTGCTAAAGCGTTTGTATATTCAACATCCACAGGATCAGCAGGAACAGTTGCTGCCTCTGGTTCTATCAACGCTGCCAATGGCTCTACCTCTGGAATTTCCACATCTGCAATGTACGGTAATCTGTACGCTATTGACACTCAGGGCAACGGCAGCAGCACCAGTAACGTGAACCAACAAGGTACTGCTGGCGGTAACGGGCCGTGGATTCCAGGCGGAATAACAGGTGTTAACCAACCAGTTACTGGAACTTACGTTCAGTACCAGTACCAATACTATTACCAAAGATACATCAATATTTCTGTGTACAACCCCATAATTCAGTACGATGGATCTATTTCCACTTTTGGTAATGCAATGAACACAAACGGAATGAACGTAGGCTTAAACTCAACCTCCCTTACTGGAGGTACAACTTCAGGGCTATATGCGGGGCAGTACGGTGCTACGCTAACTAACTCCACTACAATCACCGTAACTGGTCCTTGCAGTTACCAAGTTATCGAATACTACTAATAGGAGATAAAATGCCAGATAACCATTACGTACACTTAAAAGACGAAGTCGTATTCGCCCACCATCAAACAGACGGAACTATCGAAACCTCTGACACTGTTATTGCTGTTTCTGGAGACGATGCCCCATATGTAAACCATACATACGACGCTGATTCGGGTACCTTTACTCCTGCTGAGGAAATTCGTTACGCTATCTTAGACAGCAACAACACTGTTGTACAGATTTTATCTACGTACTTTCAATCCGAGGTTGGTACAAACCCAGTTATCACAGACCCATCTGTACAGGTTCTTTGGACATGGGATGGAAGTAACTTCAATGCTCCTGGAACAGTGTCGCAGCACCCTGTGCTCCAAATCGGTGAAATGTCGGTAACGACTAGCAGTGCAATACAGGGCTTAAGTGGTGACCAATTAGCGATCGAGATGAGTGCGGAACAGGCGAGAAAAGAGCAGTACGCTCAGCAGCAAGCAGCCATCGCTGCTGCCAACACACCTGCAGCACTTCAAGCAGCACAGGCTGCTAGGGAAAGTATTCAGGCTACTTTATCCCTACAGTTGGCGCAAGCAATTCAAGAGAATGCAGTTGTACTACAAGTTTTACAGGGAACACAGGGTTTATAGAAGTTTTAGTACCATACTAATTTAGTAATATTAAACACTCAAGTAGACTTTATTAATCGACCACAATTGTAGTAAAGTGGTTACTAAACCACTATTAGGAGAACTTGTATGTCCTCAAAACGTATCACTGTAGTAAAAATTATACCTGTACCCGATGAATACGCGCCAAAACCTGCGGCAAATGTTCTGCCTGAGTGGTATAAAAAAACAGATTCCTATGTATACGGTAACACCTATAGAGTAGGTCCTCTAGGTCCTCTAGGTCCAAGTCAAGGAAACCAGACTATAAAAAAGTGTACTCCAGTTTTTGATGCTTTGACTTCTGGGTACATAATCCCTACGTATGCTGATCTTTGGGTTGAAAAAATAGACGGAGTTACTACGTACACTTTTGCTAATAATGTAAAGGTGGAGTTTCACCATGTAGCGCAAGCACCTTATCACCCGCATGCCAGCGCAAACTTTTACCCTAAATTTGCAAACGCTTGGGCTATTAAAACGCCTCCAGGCTATTCATGTTTATTTACAGACCCGTTTCATGGCACTAATCCTTTCTTTACAGTTTTAGACGGTATCGTTGACACAGACACTTATCCTAGTACTGTTAACTTTCCCTTTGTATTAAAGGATCCAAACTTTGAAGGATTGATACCAGCAGGTACTCCTATGGTTCAAGTAATACCTTTTAAAAGAGATTCTTGGAAAATGACAACCTCTTTAGATAAGAGTGAGATAGAAAAAACCGATGCTTTATTGAACACTAGATTTAAAAACAGGTACAAATCTTTATTTTGGTCTAAAAAAGAATACAGATAGAGGTAGCAGGTTTATGTTTAAAAAAAATAAAAGAGTATTAAAGCACTACTCATTGCACGAAGCGTACCCAAAAATGTCACCTGCAAAATCTCACGTACCTGATTGGTACAAAAAAGCGCATAGACATGTTGACAAAAAGATAACCAGTCTTCCACAAAAACTTGGGTTTAAGTCATGCCAAGTTTTTTCCGATACTTTAACTTTAGGTTATATGCTTTTAACTCCAGTAGACCTAGCCGTAGAGCAAACTCCTGCAGGACCTTCAGTAAGTTGGTCATCAAGTACAGAGACATACGTAGGACTTAGAGAACACAGCGAAGAAAACAGTACTCTTCCCATACCACTTGGGTGTCATCCAAACCACTTTGTTTGGAGAACTGTGGCAGGATTCAAACTTCCAAAAGGATACAGTGCGCTAATGTGTCACCCTTTAAACAGACCCGATATACCATTTGTAACATTAAGTGGGGTTTTAGACGGGGAGATAACTATGCACGGAGGTAACATACCTGTATTTTTTAAAAAAGATTTTGAAGGACTTATACCTGCTGGAACTCCTTTCTTGCAAGTAATACCTTTTAAAAGAGAAAGATGGACGAGTAAGTACGACAGCACTTTGATAAAAGAAACATTGTTAAACGGAGTTTACTCAGCAAACATGCTCCATTGGTACAAGAAGTTTAAATGGCATAAAAAATACTATGAGTAAATATTTTAAAGAAAACTTACTGTGGAATGAGTTTACAAAAAACACAACAGGAATACCTAGACCGTATGTAAACCCGCCTGAAAGTATGCTTAAAAACAACAGACGAGTATTATTTAACAATAATTTTTATCTACATACAAAAATACCTATACCTTTTAACTCTAAGCCCAACCTTACAGAAAGGGTTTTAGATTTAGATATAGAAAAAGAACGTCATATTGTAGAAACAGGTCTTTGCGCCTATTGTGGTCTGCCCTTTAATGCAGATGACTTGGCTGTAATTTGGAAGCGGTACGACACAGTCCCGTACATGCAGCCCACAGGTCCAAGAGTTTTTTCAGATCACTTTCCTTTTCATGAGGCCTGCATGGACGAAGCACGCATATTTTGCCCATTTATGAGGTCAATGACTCAGGATGAGGAGTTTGAAAAAGGGCCATACAGTGATCTCATCATTAAAGCAAAAGCATACAAAGAGGTAATAGAGACTAAGGTCTACCCTTTCATACAGCGTAACAAACCTGAATAAGAGATAATCTTTTCATGCGCGGAGACCAACGTATGGGTCGATTTTCTATCGACTACGAGACCATGTCCAATGACGAGGGCACGGTAGACGACCTTCGTATCCCTGTAGGTAACCAAGTCGATTGGTGGATTTGGGACCCCAATGCTTTGGCTGAAAACTCGGACACATGGATTGATCCTATCTATGACGTCTCCAACCAAGAGACCAACCAGGGTCTTCAATGGAACTCCCCTATTATTCTCCCAGTAATTGCTGCCAGAGTACAACGCGGCGACAACGAGCCGAATGAACGCGGCTTCTACACCGTTGATACTATGAGTTTGACTGTGGCTGTAGCCGATCTCAACCAGTTGATTCCAACGATGATTACTGACCCAACTGACCATATCAAAGATATGATCATCTTCCAGAACGACGTTTACCGCCCTACCCGTGTGGCTCCTCGTGGTCTTTACGCGAACCGTTATGCGGTTGTGTCGATCGACTGTAACCAAGTCAACTCTGAAGAACTCGTCAACTATCCACAGTTCCAGAGTTACGCGAACTAAGGAGACCCAATGGCAAACGATGAGAACGATATCTTTGATGATGAGCCTAGCCTAGAAGAACTTCTGGACTTAGGCCTAATCTCTGAAGACCTATACGACGACCTAACAGATGAGGATGACTTCGATGAAGAAGATGACTGATACAGGCAAGATTAAAAAGGTCATGAAAGAGTACAACGAAGGAAAACTTCACTCAGGATCTAAGACAGGTCCAGTAGTTAAGTCTAAGAAGCAAGCAGTAGCAATCGCCCTATCCGAACAACGAAAGAAATCAGGTAAGTAAATGGCTAAAGAAGCAAAACTAGGTACAGGATCTCGCTTTAAGAAAGTTGCAGAAGAGGCGAAGAAGTCTGGCGCTAAGAATCCTGCTGCTGTTGCAGCCGCTGCTGGTATGAAGAAGTACGGCAAGGCTAAGATGGAGAAGATGGCACAGGCTGGAAAGAAAAAGTAAATGGCCAAGAAGAAAGAAAACCCAGCATTCGTTGAAGCAGGCGGCAAAGGTCACCGTGTCTACAAACGCAAAGACGGGGACGTCATTGTTGACCATGTTGGCAAGAACAATGGCAAATGGGACAAGATTGATTTAACAGATAAGGCTGGAGTCAAGACTGTTAAACAAGGTGTCCTCTCTGTAAAGCAATGGCATAAATCCCATGGCAAACACGGAGAATAATAAGCCTAAAGAGGAGAAGCCAGAACCACCTGCAACATTGACAGTAGGTGTTCCTGGAAAAAAGCCTCGCTCTACCCACAAGGTCTACAAAGACAAAATGGGAAATGTGATGATCGATCACACGCATCATCGTAAGGGTACAAGTGCTACCCATAACTTGACAGAGAAAAAGGGCATCACTTCTGTAAAGCAGGGTGTAACTGCCTTTAAAACTTATCACAAGAAAAAGGGAATGTAATGGCTGAAACACCAGCATGGCAACGTAAAGAAGGAAAGAATCCAAAGGGCGGCCTCAATGCTAAGGGCAGAGCATCTGCTAAGGCAGAAGGACATAACCTTAAAGCCCCAGTTAAGAAGGGCGACAATCCTCGTCGTGCATCCTTCCTAGCACGCATGGGCAATATGCCAGGACCAGAGCATAAGCCTAATGGGGAACCTACTCGCTTGCTTTTGTCACTTCAAGCATGGGGAGCGTCTTCTAAGGCTGATGCTAAGAAGAAAGCAGCAAACATCTCTAAGAAAAACAAAGATGGCAAGTAAGCCAATCTGGGAAACAAAGAACCCAAAGAAGAAGTCCACGCCCTTGTCTTCTGGACAAAAGGCGTCGGCTAAGGCTCGTGCTGAAAAGGCGGGTCGTCCATACCCAAACGCTGTCGATAATATATGGGCAGCAAAACAATCGAAAGGCAAATAACTATGTGCATGTCATGTGGATGCGGTAAGAAAAAAGGCGAAGCAGGTTATGGCAAAGGCCCAAAGGCTGTTGCTAAGAAGGCTTCAGCAAAGCCAGCGGCTTCAATGAAGAAAATGGGCAAGAAGAAGTAAATGGCCCACAAAGATTCTAAATGGGAAAAGGGCATGACCCCAGCCCAGAAGAAGAAGTTTGAAAAAGAAGATGCCAAGAACGACAAGGCGTTAGCCAAAAAGGTCAAGGCTTTTAAAAAGAAGTAGGACTTAGCCCTGAGAAATCAGGGCTTTTTCTTTACCCTTATACCAACGGACCACCGTGCTGGTGCCCGCCACAGTTACCCACTGGATGCGATAAAGGGGAAGATAATGCCAAAAGCATGGTATGAGAAAGCCGCTGAGATTAACGATCAGCATGAACGCGAGAATTTTCTACGCGGTGTATTTGGCTTTCAACCTAAAGAGAAACACCCTATCTTCGCTGCTGTTATTGCTGGGTATGTCGCTGGCAAAATAGCATCGAGGAACAAGTGACCCCAACTTCCCACGACGCAATCCACAAAGCGGCAAGAGATACTACCCGCTATATGTCTGCCCAACTACGCTCTGAAGCACGGGCATCAGGTTGGCCCCACCACATCATTAGTGGGCTACACGTTAGGTATAACTCTGAAGCAGGGTTTACTACCCATGTGCATCCCCAACACAGGGCGCATGCTCTAGACCTAGAGTTTGGTACCCCAGGTCAACAGCCTACATATGCTATGAGACGGTTTGGTAACCGTGACTCTGACCGTGTAGAAGTTGAAAAGTTTTTTCTAAACCGTGTCAACCATCATCTTAAGGGGAATGTTTTAGGAGATAAAATTCTATGACGTTCTTACTATCTGAAGATGCTGCTTTGCGTAACCTTCTTACTGGAATGACTGTTACTGACCAAAAGTCAGATGCTTTAGGAACTGCAACACGCTCTGTTGGAGTGTGGTTTGGTCAACCTGATGAACAGATTCGTCAGCAGGAATACCCTTACATCACCATCGATATGGTGGATATTGCAGAAGCCTTTGAAAGATCTATGCGAGGTTTAGTTCAGCCAACGTACTATGAAATCCCAGAGTTCATGCCTGATGGTGTAACGCCATACGACCCTAGTACAAATAACTGGTATATCGATATGCCCATTCCAATAAACATTGATTACCAAATCACGACGTATGCTCGCCAACCACGTCATGACCGAGAGATGTTAGCAACTCTTATGTACACCCGTTTGCCCCTTCGTATGGGTGCAATAGAACTCGACGACAATACGGTTCGTCGTCTTGATGTTCTGGATGTCTCAAAACGAGATATTTCAGAGGCAGGAAAGCGTTTATTTGTAAATGCTTTTACAGTACGCATCTCTAGTGAGATTGCACCTGCCGAATTTACCGCAGTATATAAGGCGCTACAAGTTGATCTAACTGGTTACCAGGATGTGGTTAGAGGCGGAACTCAGCCTAACTTCACCCCTCTCCAGGGCATCACGATAACGGAATAATTCGGAACCCCTACAACAACCTACTAAGGAGAAAAAATGACATATGCTCGTCCTGGAGTGTACTTAACAGAGACACTTCTACCAGCACCAATCGCGCAAGGCCCTTCAGCAACTGCTGCAGGTGCTGTTGCTGCTCCTTTTGGACAAGGTCCAGAAGCAATCACTTATGTAACATCTTGGTATCAGTTCAGCAACCTATACGGTGGCTATGATGCTGCAAACCCTGCAACCTTTGGCGTCGCACAGTTCTTCACCAATGGTGGACGTGAGTTGTACGTTAAGCGCATCATGCACTCAGATGCTGCTGCTGCAAGCGCAACCATCGTAACATCTTCAAGCGCTACCGTTGCTACGGTTACTGCTACCAACCGAGGTACTCAAGGTAACAACCTTTCAGTTACTTTAACAGCAGGTTCCATCTCTGGTACATACACCCTATCTGTGTACAACCAAGTTGGTGTTAACAACGTACTTGTTGAGCAATACCAAAACATCGTCTTTACACCAAGCACCTCAAGTGACTACGCACCTACAGTAATTAACACTGTATCTTCATATATCAACGTCAGTAACTGTGCTTCTGGAACACCTGTTCTAGAGCAATATGGTTTAACAGGTGGCTCTAACGGCACTGCTGTTGCATCGACAGACTACACTTCATACGCATCAACAAGCACATCAGTTTGGAATCAGTTCTCTTCTATTGGTCGTGATTTTGTTATGTTTACACCAGGTATTTGGCAAACCTTGTCTGGTAACCAAGTTGGAGTTATCGAAGACGCAGCGTCATGGGCTGGATCAAACAACTCATTTTATGTTGTTGAAACTAACTCAGGATTAACACCAGATGCTGCCATCGAGTTTGCTCAAACAACAAACATTGCTGGAAGTAGCAATGCTGCTGTTTACTATCCAAACCTGTACATTGTTGATCCTCTAGGACGTAGCCCACAGGCTCTTCGCCTTGTTGGACCTTCAGGTTCTGTTGCTGGACTTTATCTAACAACAGACGCAACTCGTGGAGTGTTCAAGGCTCCAGCAGGTTTGACAGCCGCTCTTAATGGAGTGATCACAACTGAACGTGCGTTTACTACTACAGACCTTAATGATCTTAACTCAGGAATTCCTTCTACTGGTTCAGGCTCTCCTGCTCCAGTAAATGCTATTCGTCAAGTTCCAGGTTCTGGAATCGTAGTAATGGGTGCTCGTACTCTTCTTCAAGATGGTACAGCAAACCGTTATGTAAACATGCGCCGCTCACTTATCTACATTGAGCAAACTGTTAAGAACCTTGCACAATTTGCATTGTTTGAGAATAACGATGATGTCCTTTGGTCTAGACTCACAAGTCTTATCACTACATTCTTAACTTCTTACTACAACCAAGGTGGATTGGCTGGACGTGCTCCTTCTCAAGCCTTCTATGTACTCTGTAACTCAACAAACAACAGTTCTACAAGCATTCAAAACGGTATTGTCAATGTTCAAATTGGCGTAGCGCTTGAGTATCCTGCTGAATTCGTTGTCATTAACATCAACCAACTAACAGCCTAATCCGAAGGGGATAACCAATGGCAACTATCAGCAATAACCGCGCAACACTGGCGACTGATCCTTTACGTAACTTTAGGTTTTTGGTTACGTTTATTCCAATCAGTGCTGCAACAACCTCAACAACTGCTGGGTCTTCCTCTGCAGTAACCGCACTCTCAAGCATCACATTTGGATTTACATCGGTATCGGGAATGGCTGTAACAACAGACTCTATCCCTTACCGTGAAGGTGGCTATAACACC